GGAAAAGTTCTAGTTGTTGACCATAAATTCCTATATAATTTTTACTCCGATAGCGCTATTGATATTATGCCTCAATTGGCTAAATATGTAGGAGCGCTCAGAAAAATAGGCTTTCGAGTTGATGGAGCAGAATATAATATGCTTCGTCATAGAAAGAATGCTACTCAAAAATTCAAAAGAGTTGAGGTGACTTTTACTGATAAGAAGATTGATACGTTCTTAAATGAACAGAAAATAGTAGCAGAAAAGATCAGAGAGTTTAGAAAATTACCTTTAGATGAGTGGCGGGCTAGCGTATACAGAACAGCAAGCAGTTTTAACTGTCAGCATTGTTCTTTTCTAGCGCTATGTTCTACGGATCTTAATGGCTACAATGGCAGAGATCTATTAGTTAGAACTTCATATGAGCCTAATACTTATGGCTACCTATCGGATATAGAAGGAGAAATAGTAGAATGAGAGATGAACCGGTATACGCACAAATTAGTAGTAAGCATGAGTATGAAAGTAAGGTCATTAAACCCGTAGAATCTTTTGAATCGTTAAAGTCACAGATATCTTATCTAGATGGAATCGTACAGGATTTGAGTCATAAACTTAAGCCATTTCTAGTACCAGAGATAGAAACACAGGCTGCGCCTAGTAGTAGTATTCCTGAAAACTGTAGTCCGTATTATACAGAACTACATCAGTTAGCAGATAGAATTAAATGTATTAGAATTGCTATTATATCTCTCAATGAAAGGATCGAATTGCCATGAAAAACCCTGTAGAGGTAATAGTTCTTATTAAGAATTCGGAAGGTCTTGTTACGATGGGTCCTTTTAATATTGTAGAAGACGATGTGGAACAACTAGAAGATCTACTTGAAGGATTGAGTATCTAAAATGGCAAGCGCTCAGCAGTTATTGGCTGCTCTTGAAAGTTCTTTTGTTCCACTTGAAGAAACTGAGGCTTTTGGAAAGTTTCTAATTTATGGAGCGTCAGGAACAGGTAAGACTGTATGGGCAATGAAACTTGCTCAGGAAATTACTCCTCCTGGCAAAGATATCATTTTCATTGACGCGGTAGAAGGATGGGTAAGTTTAATTAACCATCCAGAACTAAAGAACCGTGTTAGAAGAACTAGATATCAAGGCTTATCTCAGATTGAAACACTTTGCCAAGCAATCCAAGCAAAAGCAGGATCATTTGCTAATGTTGGATGCATAGTCTGTGATGAGTATTCAACTATGGCTCGTAATGATGTTGATGTAGTTGTTACGGCCAGAGCCGCTAAAGAAACAGAAAAAGACCCAGATGTTGCTACATTTACAGACACCGGCGCCTCTACTCGACGTATGGATAGAGGCACTCGGAAACTGTTAAATGTAACAGCAGATGGAGTTCATCTGATTATAATCGCTCACGAACGAAAAGATAAAGATAAAAGTAATATTGAAGTGTGTGCTCCATCTTTTATGCCAGCGTTTAATGCTATTGTAAAAGAATCTATGCACGTAGTCGGTCGTATGTCGGCTAATGAAGGTATAGACGACAAAGGCAACCCCGTATATAGATGGAGTATTCAAGTCCACCCGACAAGACAAGTTGTTGCAAAAAGTCGAGTTGGTGGTTTGGCAGTTCATAACTCTCCTGCTAGGTTTATCTCAGTGACAAAAGCCTGGCTAGAGGGTACAGGAACTACCGAAAAATTAGATAGAAAACCAGTTAATGATATAATTGAAGTCGAGTCAGCCGATGATGAAACATTCGGCGGAATAATGGAGAACTAACAAAATGTCTATTTTCGGTGATCTAGATATCGCTAATGCTCAAGATGACCCATTTTCAGTAGCACCTGGTACATATCCAGCCACAGTATCTGACGTCGAGGTCAAGGATAATAAGGATAAGACTCTAAAGGGTCTCTGGATTACTTATACCGTCCAGGGAGAGCAAGAAACAGGCAAGAAAGTAACGGAATGGAAGACTATTCCAAGTCCTGTCGACCCTAAGAATCCTTCTGCTCAAGATCAACGTGACATGTCTTTTCTAAAGATGCGTTTAAAGTCTCTAGGTGTGCCAGAAACACGTATGAACACACTACAGCCGGAAGATCTAGTTGGTACTGATGTTGTAATTACTGTAAAAAAGAACGGTGAATACACTAATATCACTAAGGTCGAAATTTACACAGGTAGTGATCTTAGCGATGCAGTCTCAGATGGGGATCTAACTAATCCCTTTATGACAGAAGAACCCCCTTTCTAAAATAGAAATGGTATCCCTAGTCTGGAGACATAAGTAGGGTTCGATTCCTTACTAGGGAGCATGGATAAAGATTACGATATCAGAGAACACCCTGTAGGAAATATAGTAATTACCTACAGTTGGAAGGATCATGTACTACCATTTGGACCTTCGGGGTCTCCGTTCCATTACATAAATGTTCCATTGACATTCAGAAATAAATTATGCTTCGGAGTATTTGGTCCAGCAGAGGAAAAGCATTCCTATGAGTTTTCTGACATCAGAAGTTCCAGTAATAGAGGGAAATTTTGTCGTAACTGTGGAAGGTATCCATCCTACACTATACGTAAGTGTATCAATTGTTCTGATATATTCATCAAAGATTTCTCTAGCTCCAAGTATTGTGATTTATTCCCTTACTGTTGGAAATGTTTGCCCGAATTGCCATGGACACATTGTCCCTATCATCTCAGTCCAAGTGGCAGGTATCATATAGAAGAAGGTCCTTTAAAAGTAAATCCAAAAACTTTTACTCAAGAAGAATTAGATTCTTTCGATCTATTTTCCTTTGACTTATTTGCGGAGTCTTAATGTCAGAAATCGGAGAAGAACTATCTGAGTTCTTTGATACTTTATGGGGAGACCAGGAAGGTTATGTTTACCTACCCAATAAAGACATTAGGAATCCAGAGGACCCTGTATGGACTAAGATATTTTTTAAGTGGCCTGAGCAAAAAGATAATGTAATAAAGTACTCTCTAGTTACTAGTGCTAAAGGACTAGAGGTATTTTGTGCTCCTGCTATTTTTAAAGAAACTAGAGCAACTAAAGATGCAGTAAAAGGTTCTTATGTCTTGTGGGCTGACTTTGATGGGAACGCCCCCGCAGAGTGGCCCGCCACGCTTGCGACGTTGGCACAGGACGGCTCTACGCGCGTACCCCCTCCTACCATGAGGGTTCAATCGTCCAAAGAAGGAAATGAGCATATCTATTGGAGACTCGAAGAGTTTTGTGAAAATATTAGACAAATCGAAGATCGAAATAGAGCTATTGCTTACCTCCTTAGAACAGACATATCAGGCTGGGATTGCAATCAAATTCTTAGACCACCAGGGACAACTAATCACAAGCGAAACTTACCAGTTACCCTTAGGAACATCGAACGTGATAAATCTAAGAAATGTTATACACTCGATGCTTTCAAAGCAATTCCAGCAGCTATTCAGCTCGTTGATTCAAGCGTGGACATTGAAAATTTACCAGGAATTGAAAAAATAATAGCTAAGTACCCTTGGGATGAGCAGCATTTTGCTCTCTTTATGGGTGCTGTAGAAGAAGGTCAACGTTCACATGCATTAATGCGCATAGGATATTTTTGTGCTGAAAAAGGTATGACAGATACAGAAATGTATGCTGTATTAAATAATGCAGACCAGCGTTGGAAAAAGTTTGTAGGTCGTAACGATAGGCACCGTCGTTTACTTGATATAGTAAATCGAGCTAGATTAAAGCACCCTGTAGGAGACTCTGAATTAAACTTTAGAGGGCTATTAAGCAATAATGATGAAGTAACTACAGGCTCTACTCTAATCTATAACTTTAAAGACTTTCTTAATACTGATCTAAAAGTTGAATGGGTAGTAGAGGGTCTCCTAGAAAAGGGAGGCTTTGGCCTGGTAGCAGCAATGCCCGGTGTAGGCAAAACACAATTCTCGCTACAGTTAGCAATTAGCTCGGCTCTCGGAATTCCTTTTTTAGGCTGGGATATTCCAACAAAACAAAAAGTTCTATTTTTAAGTCTTGAAATGAGTCACGTATCCTTAAAGTACATTATAGAAATAATTGCTAGAGGATACACACCAGAAGAGCTTGAAATAATAAATGAAAATGTGCTTATAGCCCCTATAGGAGAAGCTATAAGCTTAGATCGAATAGAGGGTATCAGATTCCTAGAATCGTTAATTGAGTCCTACAGGCCGGACGGAATAATTATAGATTCAATGGGAAAGCTCTCAAATAAAGAAATCAGCAATGAAGTAGTAATTAAAATACTGAATAATCAGTATATAAGGCTCCGCAAGAAGTTTGGCTGTTGGCTCTGGTTTATTCACCATAATAGAAAAGAAAATGGTGACAATAAAAAACCGACCAACCTTGCAGATATCTACGGTAACCAATATATTACTGCTGAAATGACCAGTTGCCTTATTCTTTGGAAAGAGAAGGAAAAAGATGCTAAAGGCAATCGACTTGTTTCTTGTATACCTGTTAAACAAAGGCTGTCTAAAGAGCGAGCTCCCTTTGTTATGGAGCGGACCGAAAACTTAAAGTTCATAGAAAAAAATAATGCAACTACTGCTGAGTTTATAGCAAATCTAGAAGAAAGCTTTAAGAATGACGATACAGAGTCACCCTTTAACTTTAGCTGAAATGGTTGAGGCTATTAAACAGTCAGATGTAATTGCTGTAGATACAGAAACTAACGCAGAGGATATTAGAGATGGTAGTGGTTATGGCATTGGTATTTCCATTGCTTGCTCTCCAAATAGCAGTAATATTATATTTGCGGAGTATTTCCCATATCGTCATGTCACTCTTGACGATAAAGACTACAGAGGCAACTTATCGAAAGAGGATAGAGAGGCACTTAGAGACTGCATTGAAAGTTTCAAAGGAAGCATTATTTTCCATAACGCTAAGTTTGATCTATGCAGTCTTAGTACTATGGACATTAATTATAAGGGGAATTTTTACTGTACACTTTTAATGTCACATCTGATAAATGAAAACTATCCTTATAGTAAATCCTTAAATGCATGTGTAGCAGCATATGTAGATAAAAATGAAGCCAAAAAAGAAGAAGAACTTGAAAAGGCAGTTGCTGCTTTTGGATGGGCAAAAGTACCATTTGAAATAATGCGTCCATACGCTACTTATGATGCTGTTCTTACACTAGAACTTTTTAAAGTTCTGAAGAAATACTTTGATGAGGAAAATCTAGAAGAATACTGGAAGCATAAACAAGAATTTATTAGAACTATTATAGGCATGGAGAGTAGAGGAATTAAAGTTGACGTTTCTCTATGTAAAGAACTAACAGAAATTGGGACAAGTGTTCTTGCTGATCTAACCTACGAACTAAGCGGAAATCCAGGGTCATCTATTTTTCTAAAGAAAATATTGATAGATGAATTAAAACTCCCTGTGGTGAAAAGAAGTCCGAAAACTGGCGCACCGTCTTTTGATAAAGAAGCAATGACTATATATGACGAAATATTAGAACATCATAATAATCCTACAGCCAACTTAATTAAACAGTATAGAGGTTGGCAAAAATCTGTAACTTCTAACTATTTACCGTATGTAGAACTATTATCCTTAGATGGTAGACTTAGACCTAACTATAAACTTCATGGAACTAAAACTGGTAGAATGTCTTGTGAAAAACCTAACCTACAGCAGATTCCTAGGGTAAGTGATAAGCCGTGGAACGGCAAGATGAAGGCTGCATTTATTCCAGAAGATGGTTTTGAATTATGGGAATTTGACTACTCCCAACTTGAATTAAGACTAGGGACCGCTTATGCAAAGGAAGAAACTCTAAAACGAGTTTTTGCAGATGATAGAGATATTTTCTCAGAAATGGCTGCCACTATTGGGATGTCAAGACAAGATACGAAAGTTCTTGTCTATACGACCCAGTACGGAGGAGGAATATCGCGGATTAGTCACGTCTTTGGAGTTAGTGAGGCGAGAGCAGCCGAATTACGACAACAGTATTTTGACAGTTATCCTGGCTTTGCCATTATTGGACGATATGCCTCTAACATGTGCAAGCAAAAAGGTAAGATTAGGCTATGGTCCAATCGCTATAGACACTTCCAATCTAAAAAAGATGATGCCCATAAAGCCTTTAACTCAGTCATCCAGGGAGGTGCTGCAGATATTGTTGAGCACGTCATGGTTAGACTATTTAAAGAAGTCGATGACCAAGATAAATGTAGAATGTTACTACAAGTTCACGACTCGATTGTATTTGAGATTAGAAAAGATTGTTTAGAAGAATACAAACAAAAGATTTTAACTATAATGTCAGATATTAAACCTGATTTTGGAGTTAAGTTTGCAGTGGACGCTCACAGATGGGGAGAATAATGACTACACAAGTAGATCAAGACGATATGTTTTTAAATGGACTGGCTAAAAGAATAAACAAAACTGCACATGACAAGGGTTGGTACGAGGGCGGTACTAGGAACTTTGGAGAATCAATTGCACTAATGCACTCTGAACTATCAGAAGCACTGGAGGATTGGCGTAATCCTACGTCTAAACCATTCAAAATGGTGATGGGAAAACCAGAAGGATGGGCTGTAGAACTAGTAGATTGTGTAATTCGTATTTTCGATTTGATGGCCGAAGAGCAAATTAATATTGACTATCTAATGAAACTAAAAATGGACTACAATGAAAACCGTCCATACCGACATGGAGGAAAAAAAGCATGAGTACTTACCCTAAAAAGAAAGTATATATAGCAGGACCTATCAAAGGCATTGCTGATAAAAATGAATATCTTTTTAGAGCAGCAGAAGGCTATTTTAAATCATTTGGATTTGATGTAGTTGTGCCATTAGATATTTCCCCTTATGAGCATGAAGGTCTTTGTCCTGGTAATACATCAGATGCAGGAGAATCAAACGTACATAAAGCTGGTTGCTTTATGCGTAATGATATCATTGAAATGTTAAAATGTGATTTTATCGCAATGTTACGTGGTTGGGAGCACTTCGCAGGTGCTAGAGTTGAATTTTTAACTGCTCAAGCATGTGGCATAGAAATTATTTCACTAGATTTTCATATAGAACTAGCCGTATAGACATGGAGGAAAAAGAGCATAATGGAAGATTCAATAAATCCACCGCACTACAGAAAACACCCCTCTGGTGTTGAATGCATTACAATAACAGAGCATATGGGATTCTGTTTAGGGAATGCTATTAAGTACATTTGGCGTGCTGATGAAAAAGGACGAGCAATAGAAGATTTAAAAAAGGCGGTGTGGTACATTGAGCGAGAAATTGCGTTGCGAACTGAGCGAACTACTCAAAACTGAATGTGCTCATTGTAAAGGACACTTACTGGAGGAAGAAAAAGTAGATGAGTTCTATTAAAGTCCAATTGCCAGGGCAGCAAGAGAAACCACCCACCATATTATTAGCAATCGACCCAGGTAAAGATACTGGTTGGTGTATATTTGAAAATGGAAAAATTAAAGACTTTGGCATCTGTCGCGGTCTAAACGAATTTATCCATTATATGGAAAGCCTAACTAAAATAGATCAAATAGTTATGGAAGAATTTAGACTATTTAAGCACTTAGCCCTACAGCAATCTGGCTCTCGTATGGAAGTAACTCAAGCCGAAGGTGTTGTAAAAGCATGGGCACTAAGACACAAAGTTCCCTTAGCTCTACAGCCCGCCCAGGACCCGCTGAAAATGGGGCCTATGTGGAGCGGAGTAGTGATGCCACGTAACCATAGAAACAGCCACAGTATTTCAGCGCTCTATCATGGCGTATACTGGCTAGTTAAGAACAATATGTGGGAATGGGATAACTAATGGGTAGAAGGTCTAAGTCGGTAACAGAAAAGACCCTAGATTTTCTCAAGGGTCTTAATGTAGATACTACTCAAATTGAGGGTCTGCTAGAAAACGTAAGAGACTACAAAGATTTAGATTTTATTTCTGAAAAAATATACTGGCAGTCAAATAGCAACGCTACATTTCTAAAGAAATGGTCCAGATCAGCATTGTTTAAAACATGCGATCATTGTGGAAAACAATTTGCTACGAACTATCACGGTGTAGCATACTGTTCAACTTCCTGTGGTGCTAAAGCTTTTACAGTTATGACAAAAATGCCTTGGAAATATACTAAGAGAGCATACTCTAAATCTTTAGAAGAGAAATGGAAAGAGTACGAACCTCCGCAGACAGTGGATGCTGATTTTCTAGCAACTCTAGAATATATCTACTTAGAGCTTCAAAAGGCTATCCAAGAAGGGAAAACTCAGGTATATCAAAGTCTTCCAGATACTCCAGATGAAACTGACCCGTTTGAGAATGAGGTTCTCGGTGGTTTCTCTCTAGAGACTTTAGAGCAGCTTCCCGAGCCCAATTTGATAAAGTTTGACGAATTTCAAATGGAAGATTTTGAAGCTCTTTAGCAGTTAAGCCACCCCATACTCCAAAGGAATGATCTTCAAATATTCCAATAGCACGACATTCTTCAATTACTGGACAAACTTCACAGTAATCTTTATATGGGGGTCTTTTTTGAGGCCTTCCTCTAGTAGAGAAGAATATATCATCTCTAGGTCCATTTATAGCGCAAACAGCCCTTTTTTTCCATCGTAGGTCAAATTCACGCATAACGTAAGTGTACCACCACTAGTATACCTTGTCAAGGGATTAGTGGTGGTACACTTTAGATTTCAGCATTATACTGAAACAAAAGACTATCCGGTAAATTAGGAGGCTCTTTACCAGTATCTGCTGCATACATTACTCTAAGATCATGAACGTACAGAGCCCATTTAATATCACGATCTCTTAAGTCTTTCAAGGCCCTACGTTGAGCTTTGCTAGCATTTCTAAATTGAATAGCGATTGAAGTTAATACTACCAATGCTGAACTTAGAACACCATTTAATGTCTCTAAGCTTAGCATTATTATCCTTTCCAGGTAACCTGGGCCCCCGCCTCAGATATAATGTGGTGATTATATTTAACATCCCATAAAATAATATTCCATATTTGAGACATAAAGAAAGAAATAACTCCCAATGCAATTGCTAGTATTCCGCTAATAATAGGAAGACCGTTGATAGGAGTAGTTATAACATCACCTATTATCAATAAACCCCATACAAGTAAAAGTCCAGACGAGACAGACATTGATATGGGGTGAAGTTTATACTGACTAAATCCTATAAATACTAATAAGGCAGAAATAGTAAAAGCTCCTGCCCAATATGCGTCATTAGTGAGAACATTAAATAATATGTACTCAGAATTTGCTGATTCGCTCAACCTATTAAATAAAGCTAAGACAGCCATAGTAAATTGAGCGACTCCTATTAAAAACGTAATACTTAATCTAGCTTTATAAACAAGAGCATGGTCGTGCTGTTTCTGTTTCATTACATTAGTCCCATTCTGCGTAAAATACTCTTTTTATAAGCATCTATAGAAGGATAAGCACCCTGACTTTTAGTACTACTAGCAGATTTAGAAACGGCACCCGGACCAGCATACCATGCTACGGCAGCCCCAGCTGGACCATATTTGTCATAATATTGTTTTAACTTATAGCTAGCAATTTTTTCCTGTAGCGCTGGTGTCGATAAAAACTGCTGTGGAGTTACATCGTAGCCAAGTGCTTCAAAATCCCAGCCACTATTTTTACCACCTAAATTACTGGGCATTATTTGATACTTGCCCATAGCACCGCTAGACTTATTTTGAATGCCGTAGTTACCTCCAGATTCCTGGGCAGATATAGCATTTATAAAAGAGCCAAAGTCTCTGTTTCCTGTTAGATAGTCATTTGATATCTGTTTTTGCTGCTTAAGGTTATCAAATGTATTAAGTATAGGAGTATTTCCTGCCTCTTGTATAGCGCCCAGCCTACGAAGCAGCGCAGAATGAAAATCGTACCCCATGCTACTATCCTAACATACTAACAGATATGCCAAATACGCCAGCACCCGGGGCAACTTTTCTAGTTCTAATAGTAGCGCCTGTGTGCGGAGATTCCCATACTGTACCATTACCAGCATAGATTGCAATATGGTGCGCTGTAGCAGGAGAATTACCCCATGCTACTAAATCTCCAGGTCTTAATTGATTAAGTGGCGTAACTTTACCTAATGCAGAAGCCTGTTGTTTGGCAGTTCTTGGAATTTTCATACCATACTTACCATAGACATGTTGAACTAAACCAGAGCAATCAAAACCACCTTCTGCAAAAGACTCCCCACCCCATACATAGGGAGTCCCTTTCAATTTAGCAGCAGCACTAACTATACTATCTCGTAAGTTATTACTACCACCTACAGGGGAATAGGCGCCCGGCTCGCTATAAGTATTGGCAGGTCTAATAGAATTTTGAAGAAATCTATTTTGAGCTTGAGCAGCATTATTTTGAATAATGCCAAGGCGTCGACGAATGGCACTATCGAAATCAAACTGCTGAGGCTCAGGAAAAGATACTGTCATTTTTTATTTTTCATTTCTAACTGAGCACTCTTTTGATAAGAGGGCTTGCTCATGTCAGTAATACCTAAACCTGTTAACCAGTTAAGTGCTGTAATACCCTTTTTATCTAATGTAGAACCGCCAGGCAAATCTAGCTGAGGCTCATATCCAACATTAGACTTAGCCGGTATTCCTACAGGTTCTCCTGCCATTGTATTAACCCTGCTGCCGTAAGGCAACTGATTTAATAACCAACTAGGCCAGTCTTTAATTTCAGATTTAGTTCGAGTATTTTGATCCATGACTATTTCCCAAGGCAGTCTAATGGCAGGTGTAACGCTACTCATTAATGTACCCATAGTACCTAGCGGGGAACTAAAATATTGCTCTAAAACATCTGGTCCAGGAACACCTTGCTTAATTCCAAAATAGCCACCTGTAGACCCCATTTGAGGACCTAATGCTTCTTCGTGCATCCATGTTGGAAATAGCTGGTCTGTGGGGAACGGATCGGACATGCCCTGTAGATCAATGCCGTTGGCTTCTGCCATATTATACATTGCTTTGGGATAAATCATAAATCTACCTGGCTGCGTGAAAGCAGATTCTAGTACAAGAGGGATTGCTTTTCTAATCCAAGAATAGAATAAGATAACACGTCTCAGCTGATTACGCTCAAAACTAGAATAATCAGAGCCGTCAGGGTGCCATTTACGTACTCTAGCAGATGCGGCATAGCCCGCATTTTCAATTGCTTCCTGTAAAGTTTTACCTCTTAAAATTCCTTGCTGTTCGAGTGCATAAATAAAATGAGCCATGCGTACATAGTGTTCACGGTACTCAGCAACCTTAGTTACTCTACTGTGGACAGCACCTTTGAAAGGACTTATCTTTTCAATTTGCTTAGACACCGAAGTCATTAAAGTCGTATCAGATGCGCCTACAGCCAAATCTTCAATTACAGTATAGTCAGTGAGAACACCTTTAGAGGTGGCGAGACGGTAAAGATTGTCAGATGTTAGTGCTACAGGTTTGCCATTAAACTTAAGGGTTACTACAGGCTTGCCATCGCCTAAAGTACCTATATTAAAAACATCAGGATTGAAATCTTTGTAGTTAGTTTTTCTAGATGCTAAAACTTCTATTGACTTTTTGTAATACGAAGGATTAAATAAACCGTCCATGCTAGCTAGCCAAATATCCCCGTACATGTTTCGCATATGGTGAGCTGGTACGTAAATAGTTAGCCCTGCTTTGTATGAATGGATAGCAGAATCGTATAGACGTGCTAGTTTATTCATTGAAGGAGGCTTCATTAATTCTTCAATAGAAATCTCTAATACTCTAAGTTGATTGGCAATTTCCTTACTAAAGTATTGTCCCTGTAGGAGTGTACCAAGTATTGATTTATCGACATTAACTAGTTTAACATTACGCTCTGCTGTAGCAGATATAGACCCAAATTCTCTAGCAATAGTGTCCGCTAAAAGCTTATCTGCCTGTGCTGATCTTACGGCAGTATGAACCCTAGAAAGCAAGTCTAGAGGATCGGACACATTTTCCCAGGTTTTGTAAGAAAGCAGTGCTTTCTCAAAAGTATCTCCAGTAAAACGGTACTTTTCTGGAATACCGAAATGACTCATCTTACTATTAATGTGTTTTAAATTAAGACCTGATAGAGTGATAATACCTCTATTAGGACTAAGATTAAATACGGTAGACATGGCTTGGGAAAGTTCAATATGTGCAGCGCCTATTCTAGTAGCAGGGTCTACTGCTGTAATCCCATCTTGAATATTCTTCCAAGCCTCTAGAATTTCAGTCTTTGTATAAGTTTTGTCTATGCGGCCTAGCATAGCAGCATACTTAGTAGAGACTGCTTTAGCGGCACTTTGATGTGCTAAAAAGAATGGTCTAAGTGACTTATTTCCAATATGTGGAAAAATATTTCTAAGAAATGCTACACCTTGTGCTAATTGTAATCTTTCAAACATATCAGCGACATATTCTTTTGGCATTTCTAGTTCATCAACAGTTTTAAGAGCGTCATCTATTATGGCAGAGCCAGGATTTACGTCCTTATTGATAAATAGCCGTTCAGACCTCAATGCTGACTGAATTTCCGCGACTGGAATAATGTTGTTAACAGCAGTAATAGACTCAGCGGCTACTTGTTCAGCGGCACCTTCAAGAACAGGTTCATCTACAGTACGAACAGCTTGCGTTACATAGGAATCGAGGTCATCTACTATTTTTAAGATTTCACTAGAGTTTCCTATATTGACGGTTATATCTTTAACAAGACCGTCAATAACCTCTTTTCTTAGAGCCTCTACATACTGTCCATATTTAATGCTAGCACGTGCAGAATTTCTTTCTACAGCAGCTGCAAACTGAGGGGCGGCTGAAATAAACTTGTCTACTACGCGCTCAATATCGCTAGTAGCCATGATTTTATGCTTACCGCCTGTAGAAATTCCTTTCATAACGGATGCTGCAAAAGTATTGGCATTGCCAATATCTTGCATTATTGCTCTAAATACTTTATCTCTAATTGCAGCATCAATAGGCACATTTCTAGAAACTGCATAAGCTAGTGTTCCAGCGGCATCTAGCCAGTTAGTTGGAGGGATATGCCGTAACCTATCCATCATACGATGCTCTACGACATTTCTAGGCATAGCAGATAAAACATCGTGTAAAGAGAGAGGCAGGCCTCTTTCACCCTTTCCTACTATGGGTGAAATGCCCCTTGACATTAAAGTATCTTCGGATGCTTTCAATAGTAACATATAACGATCGTAAACATAAGCCATACGTTGTTCACGAGTTATTTTAGCAGGTCTTGCTGCTTCACTTATCTTTAACATCTCAGATACTTCACGCATGATCTGAGAGTGAAGTGTATACTGGCTAAATTTATTGAACCCTTTTAGATTTCTTCCGAGTCCTTCACCTAGCGTCGGTGAAGTTCTTAATGTACCCTTATTAGTTTTATACTTCCAAGTCTTTGGGTCCATAAACTCTTTTTTAACTACATGAGAAACAATCCTAGATACTACTTCTTTTTCTGCATTGGTAAGCGATACAGGGGTAAATTCTAGAATTTTAATTGCTTCTTTATCACCCTTAGCAGCACTAGAAATTAGTTCTTCTGCTGTAGGAATATTTAACTTTTCAATTCTAATATTAAGATCATTTAAGAATTTCTGGGCACCAGAAATAGACTTTGCATTGCCATGCAAAGCCAAAACTCTATTAAGCTCTTCTTTAGATACTGAACCTTTTTCTACAGCCGCTATAATTTCATCAAGAGAGTCGTAGTCTTTAGCTACTTTCTTACTAAAAAGCTCTTCTAATTTAGACTCAAACCCGGCCTTGCTGCGAGCAGCAGTTAAGGTTTTAATATCTTCTGGATCAAGAATTCCATTTAAAGACTTTTTCCAGATAGCAAGTTCTTTAGCTGTTAGTCTAGTAAAATCTGGTACAGTCTCTAAAACTGCTTCTAGTTGTTTAATTACTTTTTCTTCTCTAGGCTTTGCAGCCTCGGAATACTTAGCACTCTTTCCTGCTATATACTCCTTAATTGGTACTCTACCGGAACCTTTAGGCACGAAGAACTCTTTTAGTCCTACAGGGCCGCCTCGAGGAATTTTACCAGTAACAAGAGCTTTCAAATAGAGAGGGGCTGGGATTTCATGAACGAGACCGCTTCTGCCCTCCAATTTAACAGTATATCTAGCAAGACGTTCTGGAGTAACTTTAGGAAGTAGGTGATTAACCATCCCATTGAGCTCAGATAATGGAAAAGTTCGTTCTCCTGCTTTAATTCCATCTTTAGTTATTGTAAGTCCGAATCGTTCAGGCTCTTGAAGTATAAGCCTTTTTACAGTATTGAATTTAGCGGACTCTGCTACTTCTCTACCAGGTACCTCTACTGTTTCTTCTATTGATTTGACAGTCGGTCTTGTAGTTGTAGTTTCTTTGTAGATAGACGGAATCTTACTTTTAACATCGTCCGAGTAACGTAGGCTTTCCACGCCCCTCGTGAGCGTGTCACGTTGGGCCAGGAGAGCCGCACGGACAGCAGCAGGGTTCCGCTCAACCCCTGTAGTAGTAAGACCTTCTAGCCACTTTGCTTTACTTCCAGCAATAAACTTATTGGCAGCTTCTGTTGCATCTTCAATAGTTTTTGCTACTACAGAGTCTGTTTCTATTATTTTAGTTTTAGGTATTCCAATACTTCTAGCAACGCCAGGAGTTACTATTGTCTTGCCTGTAGTTTCTAATTCCTCTTTAGCAACTTTTACAGGGTCAACTTCTCTCACAGCATTTCGTGCTATTTCAGGTAATTTAGCATTAGGAGCAATTACATTTTTTGCTCCTTTAATACCTGATTTTACAGTGCCTGGACCAATGAAAGTAGTAGGGTCTAAAAGAACATCTTCAAAAAATGAAGCTACGCCTTTACCCCAGGTATCATTAGCAAGGCGTTCTCGTTGTACGGGGTCTTTAATGTGACTTTCCCATGACGTATTTACGTCAGAAAACGTCTTTTTTGATTGTCCTTCAAGACCTTCTATGGCAGCCCCGAACATTTTACCTTTGTCGAGTTGCCAGAAATTAGGAGTATCCCCTTTATCTTCTCCAGTATATGCTTGTTTCTGAGCCTCATTTACAAATGAGGCAGAGGCATACAGTCCGCGAGAAAGCACATCTAGTATTTTTTGAGTGTTGTCAGCAAACAAAACTTTTTGGAAAGGATTATATGTATTCCAAGCAGCATCCTTTAAGTCAGCCTCGCTAGCCAATCTAGGCGTAGAGGCCACTAAATTGGCTATTTCATATGGAGACTTTACTTTAGTAGTAGAGCCTTTGGCTACTATTGCTGCTAAATCAGCCTTATACTTATCTAACCAGCTGCTTGTTCCCATGTTATTTACCAGATATTCCTAGCCAGAATCCCAATGCTAGTTGCTTATATTTATCTCTAGTGAGAGGATCACTTGTAGTTAAATTATCAATTTCTGCAAGCATAGCAGGAAGCGAAGTACCCCCTGTATTTTGATATGCTTGAATAATTCCTAAAGCTGCTGTAGATGCTGCTCTAGCATCTCCGCCAAACATTTCATATGCTCTGTTACTTAAGGCAGCACTAGGGTCTTTTGTGCTATATTGAGCATCTTGTGCTTTAAGTGAATTAGCAAAATCATCGTTAGATACTTGATGTCCAAATTTAGCTTTCTCAAGTTCTAATTTGGCTTGGTCTAACTCTGACGCTACAGCATCTTGTTTCATTTTAGAAATACTAAGTCCATACTGATTGGCCGCACTCTGTTGACCAGATATTAGTTCCATACGCTTTTGCTCATTTTGTGCCTGTAACGCTTGGAACTGTCGTAATAAATCTGCCTGTGCATTTTTTCCAGCAAGCCTATTAGTATCTGCTGTTCTGCCAAGGTAGGCTATTTCGTTGCGACCAAGTGCTGTATTAGTATCCACATTATTCTGTGAACGTCTAGCTAGATCAGCAAGTGCTTTACCTAGCTCGCCCTGACTTTGAGCAAATACACTAGGCGCAGCTTGCTGAATTCCTAAACGTTGCATTAACTCTGCAAGTTGATTAGCGGACTCGCCAAAATTTTTAGTAGTGTTACCGGCAGCATCCGCATAATTTTGGCCCATCTGTTTGCCAGATGTGTCGTATAAACTTTTGACGTCTCCTGTACGATTCAGTGTAGATTGAGCAAGAGACTCAAACATTTTAGCTAAATCAGCATTTGACGTATTAAATCTACTCTGTTGTTCTTTTATAGCAGCATTAAGTGCATCAAATTGTGGTGCAAATTCTGACGCTGCCATAGCCTCGGGATTAAATGAAGCATAAGGATCAGTGTTACTACTATCGGCATACGGCTGAGAATTAGTAAAATCTCTTTCCATTTGTCTTAGTAGCCGCATCGCTTCAGCCGGATCAGGATTATTAGTAGGACCAACAAATCCTGGAGGCCGGGCTCCCATTGTAAACGGAGAATAAGGATCAGGAGCTACAGGCATTTTAGACTCCCATAGAGGCAGCACGTCGTGCTATTGCGTCCTGCTTAGCTTTCTCACTAGCAATATCTTGTTCTGACTTATAGTTGTTAGTTTGAGCTAAAAGATTGGCCAAAAAATCACTGAGCCCGGTGTCTAGCTGCTTTTGACGATTATCGTAGTCAGTAGTATAGTCAGTGTATGCTTTAGCGTAAAGACCAGAACCTAACATTCCTCTAGACGCATAATCTGCTTCAAGTTCTTGGCCTGCAAGCTCTCTAGTCTTGCCTAGCTCCGCTTGCTTAGAGACATAGTCCGTTCGATATTGATTCTCACTTTGCTTAGACTGTGCTTGATAATCAGCCCACGCTTTTGCTAACTGGTCGCTCTGAGTTTTATAGGCAACATCATTTGCTAGCCACTCATCTACATTAGGCTGCACAGGAGCAGTAGGAGATATTGCCCCAACTGCATTAGAACCTACAGCAGGAGATGCTTTTCTATTTACAGCAACAGGTTTTACAGGAGCCGCTGGTGTAGTTTTAGCGGGGGCAGCAGCTTTAGGTGGTCCCGCTACAGGTCCAACAAATTCTTTGTTAGGGTTGGCATTTCCAAAAATAAATGGGGAAGCTTTTCCACCACTGGATTCTAATGCAACAGCCATTTTACCAATTCCTTTGCGAGGGTGTTAAACTAGCCGAAGACATAAACTTACCTTTAGAGTTAGCTTTAAGTCTTCGCAATAAAGCATTTCTTCTAATTAAAGCTTCCTGATCGCGCTCTTTATATGCAAGAGGATCGTCAGTGGGTCCGTTGTTAGGAGAATTTAAAGTACCTTCATATATCTTATTACCAGCACTAAAAGGATTAAACGCTTGACGTCTACCTTTTAAGTAAGCTGCAAAGTTTTGATCTCCCATTAGCTTATCTTCTTAGTCACTAGTTCTTTATTACTTGTAAAAGCAGTAACAGAGAAAATTCTCAAGGGCCCTGTACTAATAGAGCCATCTACTGTTGATATGATTCTAAACGCTAACTGTCTAAATCTCAACGATTTTACTAATTTGATATATGTTCTAATATTTCCAGGATTAGAAGAATTTATAGAGTCGCTTACATCTAGCGATACATCTAATACCCTAGCCCAGGTTTTAAGCTCACTCCATTTTTTTCCTTGACTGTTTAATTGACCCCAAGTTACTGGAATGTTATAAGCTACAGGGATTACTTTAAACTGTACTTGACTTTTAGCAAATAGATCTACACCCCAATGAAATAATCTCTTAAAAGTATAGGGTACGTTAAAATCATAAGTTTTAGTTGTTATTGAACAATCAAAAGTTTCAGTGTTAGTTCCACTAATAGTGTCTATAAATTTATACACACGTGATTTAGATTTATCGTAATCTGCGCATATAAAGAAAGTCTGCCCTGTAGTAGAGTCTAGCAACGGGTATCGAATAAAACTAGAAGGAGTAAAAGATGCTGAGTTGAATCTCCACATTGAAAAAGCACGAGTCTTTAAACCATATACGTAAAAATTATCATAAAATCTAACTATCAGTCTATTATTTACTACAGAGATAGTAAAGTCAGTCCAAGATGTTTTTGCTTTATACGAATACAGAGAAAAAGGAACTTTTATATTTACTTGGTCCCAATTCCAGTTAGTAATAGAGTATAAATAATTTCCCCAAAGCACGTATAAAGTATTTTCAAACTCTGCTAACGCCCAAGTAGAAGCGATACCTATTGTACTAGATTGTAATTGTGTTACACCTTTAGTCGGTAAACTATCGTAGCCAAACGTGTATGTTGAATTTTGCTTAAAAACAGCAATCTGTCCTGCCCATGAATGTATGCGCAAAATATACTGGCCATCACCATTAGCGATATCAAAAAAATCAGTACCGGTCCAAGAGCTAAAGTTAGCAGCCCCGGAAAAATTTATCCTACTAGGGTTGGTAGAGCCGGGACCAGTTGCAATAAATAAACGTTCTTTATACACGCATCCAAAAATACCTCTAGGCATAGAGGCTACTAATGTAAAGCCGCCTACAGGTTCCCATGATCCGCCGTTACTAGCACTAGTAATATCTGCAATAAGCCACAATTTATTTTGATACTGAATACAGTTACTAATGATAGTATTACTGACTATAGTAGACCAACTATTTCCTGCCACATCATAAGCCCTACAGGTTGTGCCAATTTGATATATAAAATAAACAACCCCTGTAGTAGATATGAACATACCTAGATAATGAGTGCCTCCTGTTATACCATTTGCTATCGCTATAATAGGAGGTCTGCTGACAATAGAGCCGTCTAAGTCAACATCAAAATTAAGTAATTCGACGCACTCAGTATCCGCTATGGTGGTCGGCTCGTTTAAAATATTAAGACCATTTGTGAACGGTCCAATCTTTACAGGAGTTCCTGACATCATTCATCCTCAGGCAAAACAGTTATAACGGGATAATAAGCTACTTGCGGTACATTTTCATTATTAGCCATCCCATCTAGACTCTGGGTGAACTGCCCTAGCTTAAACTGAGAATTCTGGGGGTCCTCGTCTAATTCATACGCTTTGGATAAAACAAAATTAAGGAGGTCGTTGTAATAAGTATCTGGTATAGATAAAGAATCAGATAACTGGGCTAATTTAGCGGGAGCAGGAAGATAAAATATACTCAAACCGCCAGAAACGGTAGTAGGGGGTGCAGGATACAAATGAATATTACCTGCCCACTCTGTCCATACCTGAGGGGTACCTTTAGCATCATTAATAGGATCATTAGGTGCTATATACTGTTCTGATTCTTGGAAAGATATAAAAGGAATTGGGAGACCATTGACATGTATAGATTGAATTTTGAGTATCTTCAGACTAGCCAAAGAGTAAACTACTTGCCCAGCAATTAAATCAGATGTGGAAGTTGCTTTTAATATTTGAGTATTTTTTAATATCTCTAACTGGCCCACATCAATCCAGCGAATAATATCCGAATCTGTTATCTGAACACCGGCTTCGTCACCGAATATTCTTTTTATATCAGTAGCAACATCTGTTCCAGTGTACGTAGAGGGATAATAACCCATAATGTCACCTATTTAATACATCGTAAGCGGTATTTAAATTAGTTACTGTATTGTCTAGATAGTCTATTATTTTTTCTAAGACAATCAGTGTTCTAGCTAAGTCCAAAGATTCAGAAGAAGGTAAAATAGGGCCTTGTGGTCCAGTATCTCCGGTAAGTCCTTGCGGTCCGGTATTTCCTTGTGGACCTTGTGGCCCTTGTGGCCCTTGTGGCCCTTGTAATCCGCCACCACCGATATCAATACCATCTGGAAACTTAGAATTAAAAAAATTTTTATTAATTTCAAGAGTTGCCAGTTTAGACAATAAAGAAGAGAGTTTTGACTCTAGCGTGTCAATAGTAGTCATTATTTATACACGATTCCATTATGCTTAACTGTTTTATTTTGCCTAAGAGCCCATACAGAGAACTCTCTACGCTCTTCCTGCGAGTCTAATTCTTCTTTGTATTTAATAAGTTTTTTGGCTGCTTCCTCTGCTTCTAGCCTGTCAAGAACATTTCCGTTATTGTTATTAGCATTAAATATAGCAGCAAGAACTCTGTGATCTAACTGATCTTCTTTTAATGTCATTATCATATAGGAAGGCAGACCTACAGGATTATGCCATACAGCAAATGGCTCAGTATCAAAAGAATTACGATCTTTAGGGGGAATCCACCGTAATTCTAGAGTAGGATCATAGTCTTGTAATATTTCTGCTATACGCTGTGCTTTAACTGGTAAAGCACCAAATTCACTTAGTATAACTGTCATTTCTGACCAACTATTCTAATTTTTTCTATAGCAAGTTTATACATGTCAGATAGAGTTTTCTTAGATGCGCCAGTACTAGCCAAAAGTCTCTTATATTCTCTATCCGCTAAGGAACCCGGGCCTTGAGCAGATAACGAAGACATTAATTGATCTGATACAGTTTGAGTAGCCATTTTTCTCCTAATACTAATGGCCGGGCCGTTTCGCACGACCCGGCCATTGGTAGACTAGATTAAAGATTAGCCTTCGGTAATATCTGAAAGTATTCCTTGAGTATTTCTCCGATGGCATCCTAGTTCAGAATACTGGTACATGATAGCCTCATAAGCGTCATAGCCAGATACTCTGTTCCACATACTACCGTCACGATCCATAAATTCCCAGTCTGCTTGACGATAGACAGTTAGTTCTTCCTCGTTAGCAAAGAACATAGTATTCTTTGGAGCATCTACATCTACTGCTACAGGAATTTCACCCTTGTCAGTAGTAAATGTTAAACCAGTAAAGCCGCCACCAAAGTCTTTAGTATTGGTATATTGTCTCTGCTGAACTAGGAGGTTAAAGTAAGCACGACGAACACCAAGATTAGAAAAAATAGCAGTAGTTTTACCACCATTAACGCGAATATTATCTGCTAGAGCAATCATAAGACCCTCAGACAGAGGTCTATTGCTAGCGTTAGAGTCAACTACAGCAGCCCAAATAGGCTCAGTTGCAGGGTCAATATTGTATAGAGAACCAGTAGTCTTAAAGATCTTAGTAAAACCAGTCCACTCACGGTTAACGTTACCGGTCCTAACAACAATATCGCCAACTGCTGTAGAAACTACAGCACCGTCAAAAGTAATAACGTTAGTAGATACGTTAATACCTGTAATTTGTCTGTTAGAAGCCTTTACAGTTGGGCTGGGGTTACCAAGAGTAGTACCATCAATAATATCAATCTGCATCCCTTGCTGGGCATACATAGCATCTTTAGCAAGGAAGGTATTAGTACCGGCAGTTAAGGTACCTGCTACAGCAATAGCACCAGAACCATCCCCATAAACCTGTCGGTTTTGATCTTTTGCTAGATCAGTCTTTAAACCATCAACCTCAGACTCAAGAGCACTAACAAATGCTTGAGGATTAGTATTGACTAATTCAATAGTTTGACCAGAAAGTCTAATACCACCATAGAGATATTTTAGACCAACACGAGCAGCATTGTAGCCCTGCTGACCCGGAACGGGCAAGGCTTCCATTTCATTTCTAGCACCGATACCAGCATTACGTCTGGTCTTAATAGGGAACGTGACATAACGTCCGCCAACATTAGTTTCGATACCCTCACTAGAGCGTGTAACACGCTTGATAGTAACAGCATCATCATTAAGCTGCTTTCGTAACCGAGGCTCGTAAATTTCTTTACAAAGGCTGGCTACTGTTGCTAGGGTAGCACCCATTTTCTTACTGTCCTTTACTAGAGTTTATAAATGCGAGCGCTAAACCGCGCGTATCTTTTGGAGTTAGAGATGTTACATCAACCGCATTAGAAGGCAATCCGCCATTAGTAGGCATGATTTGCGGGGCAGACGGAGCAGGCCTTTGCTGTCCTGCTACTTGAGTAGCTCTTTGAACTGCTTTTTCGAGCGGCATTCCAGATACTGCTAGTCCCATAACAATATCTTCGGGAAAATCTCCATACTTAGTACGAAGATTATCCAACTCAGTAGCTAATGCTTGATCTGCCTCTGCCTCTTTTTTAGCCTGCTCTTGAGCGTATAGATATTGTGCTAAAACTTCTTGATTTTTCATAAGCTCTTTAAACTTGGGATCATTTTCTATCCCAGGAAAACTATTAAAATCAAGTTCTTCTTCTACAGGAGAATTCGGGCCCTGGACTACAGGAGCAACAGAAGCGTTATTCAGCCCCCACTCAGCTCCAAAAGTTTCAACCATTCTATCATAGATAGCGCGAGGATTGTCATTTAAAACTTTAAAAACTTGATAAGCATTAGTCAAGTCCTCTGGATTAATACCTTGCTCTATGAAAGAATCAAATGGCTTATACTTGGTCTGTACCTCTGTAAAATTCTTATCCCACTTACGAAGATGCGGAGTTACAAGTGGTTTAAATGGATCAGGGAGAACTCCTAAAAGTTCATTCCATGCCGGGTTAATAGTTTCAGATACTTGTTCAGTTACCGGCCCTGGATTATCTGTACCGGCATCTGTAATCTGAGAGGCTACTTCCGAACCTAATCCGCTTGTATCAACTGTAAAATCCGACATTCTAACTCCTATTGTGATGCCGTACCATGAGTGGCCCTAGCACTTTTAGTATAGTTTGTAACGTCAAGCCTTAAATATTTTGATTATCGTTTTCAGAAGGTGGAGTTACGTGGGCATCTGCCATCCCAAAAAGAGCTGCAAAAAGTAGATTCCAGTATAAAACTTCTTCCTGGTCTATAATACCTTTGACAGAAAGCAATACGCAAACAGCAAGAGCGACTCTATATGCCCAACTTCGCACTGTTGGTTTAAGTAAATTTTTCATTACTTCACACCAGCAAGATCATCACTCATACGAATGGCGTATAACATGTCGTTTTCAGTCATTGTATTAAGTCTAGCAGCAGTATAAGTAGAGGCACCAATAACAGTAAGCCTAGCTCTCATTGCTGTAATATCTTTCATACTAGCATCGCTAGTTACAGGGTTGGTTGTAGTTCCTCTACCTGCTCTTTTATCTACAACTTTTTGTCTATTTCCAATATCGAAATTAGCCATTTGGTATTGCTCCACTTTCTGTTCCAGGAGGACCAAATTGATTAGATCCTACAGGGGTTCCGCTACCGTTATGTGCTCCCGCAAAAGGATTATCCATTGCAGGACCAGGCATTTGCATTTGAGCATTCATTGCAGCCTGATTTAATGCCAGAGCATGTAATTGAACGTGAGCCTCAAATTGCTGCTTAACTAGTTCAGGAAGTATCTCAAAAGCCTGAGATTTTCTGAACAAGTTATGTACTTCAATATGTACTTGGTGATTATCCCAAGTATTAACATTTACAATAGATTCCGAAGGAACTAGCGGTGCTTGAGACTGGGTATCTTGCCCAAATCCCGCATCTCCGGTAATCATGGGTAATTCTGTTGGCTGTTCTTGCATAGCCATAGTCTGTTGAGCATCAGCAAATTCTGGTGGAACCTCAGGCGTTGAATTTTGCTGCTGTAACGTTTGCTGTCGCATAAACATCTCTGCTTGCTGTTTAGCGTTAGCAACTTGCTGCAATCTTGATATAATTTCTCTAACTTCTAGACTTCTAAGTTTAAGATTCTCACGTTTGGCTTGACGTTCATCGGCTTTAAGTTCGTTGTATAGCTTGTCAATGCCGCCCATATCCATCATTGACAAACCTTTATTTGGATCAATGAAACCCATTTTCATCATGTCCATTAAAAAGGCTTGTTTTGCTGCTTTAGATATAGGAAGAGCTGATCCGGCTTCCACTCTAATATCTAGACCACTAGCAATTTGACTGCCCTTAAGTGTTATTGCGTCGAACGTACCTTCGATACCTGTACCGCTGACAATTCTCTCAGTCTCCCAGAATTGATTCACGTGTGACAAGGTATGCTTTGCTAATTTTTCCCAACCAAATTCAATAGATTGGTAGGTAGAAGTAAGCGGAGAATCATCGCGTTCTTGAAGATACGAAATGGCAGTAGCTGCGGTTACTCCATTAGGAGCTTGTCCTCTAGATATCTCATGTTGAGATGAAATATCTTCCATGTCACCGATAGTACGTTCTAATTCTTGCAGAACGTAACTTGGCAGCGGCTGCAATGGTAATGGTTGTGGTGGTGTCATGCCGTGCTTGTAAAAAATAACCTGGCCCGGCTGAGTAGTTATACTAGCGGCATTAACTGAACCCTGCGGTGCAATTAATTGAGGCTTAGCCATTCTATTCTTAGCCTCAATAACTTGAGACCTAGTTCTATTATACTCTCTCTGAGGATCAATTAAGTCATTAATTACAGAGTCGGCATAAAATTCACCTGTAGGAATATGACTAAACTTAGTGAAAGGATACTCCCCATGTTTAAATGGTAAGCCTTCATTAAAAAATACTTTAACCTTGCCATTTACGCAAGTTACCATACCGCCGTTAGGGAATAGTTTATGAGAGCCAGGCTTTAGCCACATTTCCATTATAAGAACAGAATCAGGCCTAGCATCACTAGATTGTGTCTTGAAGAAAGACTCTCCCATAATCTCTGTAGCTGCTACGGTATCTGCTGCAAAGGATTCTTGAAAAAAAGTATTTGCCCATTCTACAGGCTTGGTATATACATTAATAACCCAAGGCTGATCTTCTATTTCTTCCTCCATTAGATCAGGAACAATCAAATGGAAAGGAGTAACAGCTCCGAATTGAATATCGCCTCTATATGATACTTTATCACTTATTTTAACTACTGCTGAGCTATCCCACCAGTCTTTAATGAAGCCTGTACCTGTTATACATACCCAGAACGCTGCTCTAGTATATACTTTATGCAACTGCTTCTGATAGTAGATAGATTCCCACAGTTGCTCACCAGCTTGAGCAGCAAATAAATCTTCATCGCTGATAGATGAAGGAACTACAGACGCATTTGGTTTATTACTAATAAGTCTAGCTAATTCAGTACGAACTATTGGCTTAATCCTATTAGTTATATGGCGTACTCTGTGTGGAGGTGCTTTAGGTACAACTAATCCAGAATTTATAGAGCCGGCAATGCCAGCTCTAAATGCAACATTTTGCCTTCCTTTAAAAAAGGCATAGTTTAACTGCCACTGACGTTCAAATTGAAGCCTGGCAGCCTTATGTTTATCGTATTGAGTTTTAACCCAAGAAGCTAAATCAGTTAACTCTCTTTGTCTGCGTAAAGCCTCTATAGGATTCTTTGTATTATCTTGGCGAGCCATCGTTTAAATGCTCTGTCTCTAATAGGTCAAACTCAAATGGGTCCATTGTATAGCCTACAGGGCCGTAATTATTAGTAAATCTCTCGGCTTCTGCATCATCTGACTGATTTACAGGAATATCATTCAAAGGTAAAGTCGCTAGCTGGACTGTCTGGTACGCTAGCGGATCCTTCGTCCCAAGCATTGCTAAGGCTTTCGATAATTGTTCCACTATCAGTTGAGTCGTCTTTAACTGGTTCTGGCTCGATTGTTGATTTAGCTGTTCTATTTGTTCCCTGTGACTCATTAATAGTTTCCACAGGAACAGGAAAACTATTAGCAATAGCACTGACACTAATAGCAAGGAAACCAATAAAAGACTTGTACTGCTCATATTGCTCCCTAGTAATAATTACAAGATCATTTTCTACACAGAGTTTAATAATTACATCTGCATTCTCCTGTGCTAGAGAGGCATATTCCGCAGCAGGAACTAGATTAAGAGTCCTAGCCGCTGATTGCATACACTCAACACAAAAATAAACTGCACCGTACCAGTCAAGGTTAAAATTAAAGTCAATAACTGGTTTAGAAACTGATCCACATACAGCACACTTACCGGGAGCAGCGATAGGCTTATCTAGTAACTGAAAACGCTCTAGCACAGGAGAATGAGTCATAATTTAAGCCTTAGCTGTCTTAGTACTCTTAGCTGGCTCTTTACCTAAATTGGAAAGGGACTCTCCACCATTCTCTGTAGGGTCAACGGCACCTGTATTATTATCTGCCAGTGCGTCTATATCTTTCTCGCCGCGCGGCTGTAGGAGAACGTCGGGGTTCTCTACAGCACCTTTAATAAGAAGATCAGAAGCGCCAACAACACCATCTTGAGACGGAATATTATTTATTGTAGCAGTTGAAAGTAGTTCAGACGAGGTTACTAAAGGAATACCGGCAGTAACCGGAGGTTTTTCTAGATCGGGTTCACGCCCTTCTACGCGAGCACGTCTTATTTCAGCCT